CGCCGTTCTTGAACCTCTGCCACAAGCGGTTTTCCTCTGCTGTAAGGATACCTTCACCCTCATGCAGTTCTGCCAAAAAACCGTTGAAAGGCACATAATCAAGGCCAGTAGCGAAAGAACCGTTAAGCTTTAATCCACCGAAACCACCGAAAGAGGTATCTATTTTAAACTTGGCCAAGCGTCCAAGTTCCGAAAGGATCGCAGAAACCGCAGCAGATACCTCACTCACACCACCCGCCAGGCCTTCCGCAATAGCAGATACAGTAGCGGTTGCGTTCTGGCCAGCCTCTCCGGAAAGATCCATCTCCGCTACCGCTTCTTTGGCCTTCTGCACCAATGCATCATAGGTTTCATCCACAGCAAGTTTCTGCTGTGTTAGAGTATCGATGAAGGATTCCTTTTTGGCTTGCACCTCTTGGAACAACCTATCCGCTTCTGCAACCTGTGCTTCTGCTTCTTTAGCGTTTGCACCTTGCAGCGCAGATACCATCTGTGACAGATACTCAGCAGATTCCTTTGAACCATCAGAAAGGGAGGCCAGGAACTCATCGGAAACCTTGCCGCGCATGAAATTGAGGTTTTCCATGTAGTGTTCCATGAACGACAGTTGAGATTGCAGATTGGTTGTAATCTTCTCCGGAGAGAATTCATTTACAGACGCTTGCAGCTCATCAATCTGCGCTTTGATTTTCAAGCCTTCCTTGGATGTTTCTCCGACTTCTTGCAGTTTTTTCTGCAATTCCTCGATCTTCAGCGCGGCTTGTTCGCCAGGTCTTTGAACTTGATTGAACCCATTGACAACACTGCTTACCGCCTGTGAAGTGGCATCACGCACGGTTTTAACATAGTCATTCAGTGCCTTAATTGAGTCATAAACGTTCTGTGTGACTTCCGTCCATGTTTCAACCGACTTGCCACCAAACTCCCCAGAAGCATCTCCGGCGTTATTGAGTTCTCCGGTATACTGTTCCAGTTCTTCTTCCGTAAGAGCAAAGTTTTCTTGAAGAAACTGCTCTTTATCTGCAAGTTTCTGAGTTTCTTCTGATGTCTGTGCAAGAGCTGTTTGATACTTGTTTTGCGCATCTGTGGCGTTATTCCATAATTCAAAGAACTCCCGGCCTTCTTTCCCGCCTTCACGCTGAACAGTTTGAATACCGCCGCTCTTGTAAAGGTTGTTGATTTCCGGATGGTTCTTTAGATAGTTATCAACTGCCCATTGTGCGCCTCCGGCATCAATATACATGGAATCCAGTTGGCCTTGGGTTTCTGCCAGTGCTTCACGCTCTGCGTAATAGGCTTTCCAGTAAATCAACTTATCCTGTGTGGCCTTCCATTCGCTGACATACTTCTGAAGCGCACCATACCCACCTGTGATCGCTCCGGTTTCTTCATCCACAACAGAACTCAGTCCGGGAATGGTTTCTTTCAGTTGCTGTACAGTTTTCAGCCACTCTGCCTGTTTGGATGCGATCTGCTCAGAACTGTACCCCAGTGCCTGTAGTCCCTTGATTGCGGCATCGGAGTCAGATCCCATGGCCAGAAAGCTTTCTGCAAGTCCACTTATAAACTGCTGGCCTTCCGGCGTGTCCGTTGCGAACCCGCTAACCAGTGTAGTCAGCATTTTATCCCATGCATCTGCATTTGTGGGATCAATCGAATTCACAGCATCAGCAATGCCTTCCAACCATTTCTTTGTCTCTTCTGCACTCTTTCCAGTGAGTTTGGTTAGGCCTTCAGCATTTTCACCAAAGGAATCCAAAAGCGTCTTCCAGGCGTTCGCCTTAGTATCATCGAACGTGTTCGATGTAAGAGCGGAAACGAGATTGCGGATATTCTCATCAGCCTTTGAACCTTCGCCGAAAAGATTCTGCAATCCGTCAATGTTTTTCAGAGATCCGAAAAACGCTTGCCATGTGCCAGGTGCACTCGCCTTGAGGGAGTTTGCGCCAGAAGCAAGACTGGCAATAGCATCTTTGGTATCAGTTTCCGCAATGATTCCCAATTGTGCAATGAGTCCGGATGCCGCATCTGCTACCGCTTGAATATCAGCAAGCTTGCCTTGTGCGTCAATGTCAATGGCCTTTATTTTGTCGAACAGGGTTTCTTCCGGTTCTTGGGTGAGCGCTTCCATTACCTTGGCAATCTGCCCTAGAGCATCTTCCACGCCGGGAAGCAAGGCAGAACCGATCTTGGTTTTGATGGACTCCCATGCCGTTTCAACTCGCCGGGAAGCATTCGCGAAACCATCGGAAGTTCTGGCAAAATCCCCCTGTGCATCAGCTGTAGCCTTCATGAGATACTGATACCGGAGCATGGTCTGTTCCTGTTGAGACATGCTGTTGAAAGCCTTTGTGATGCCCTTCTCAAGCGCAAACGCTTCCAGATTGGCAACGCTCATATTAATGCCCAGTTGCTTCAGAGGTTCAGTCTCTCCGGAAATGCCGGAGCGGATCTTCTCGAATGCCGTCTCGAAATCGAGATTATAGAAAGAGGCCATGTCCGCAGCCAGTCCGGCCAGATCTGTGGACATCTTCACAATTTCATTTCCCGCCATGCCAGAAGATTTCATCATTGCACCCAAGGTGGATGTAAAGCGTTTAGCCTGAGTTTCCGTCAGGCCAAACTGCCGTCCGGCATTCTTCGCCCATGTTTCGATTTTGGAAGCTCCGGCAGATCCGAAGGTAACATCAACAACGTTCTGTACTTCTGCCAGATCTGAAGCGGCATCAATTGCCTCTTTCCCAAAGTTAAGGATAGCTTTCCCAATAGCGGCAGCAGAGAGAGAGGCGGCAATGTTTTTTGCCACATTCGCGAAGTTACCTTCAATGTCATTAGCGGCTTTTTCTGCTGACTGCCCCCAGGACTTAGTTTCTTTTTCAATGGCTTTCGATGCCTCTTGGGCATTCTGGCCTACCTGATCAAATGCCGAATCGGTTGCCTGATCCCATTTCTTTGCCTCTTGAGTAATGGATTCTGTAACCTGTCTCACTTGCTGTATAGCTTGTTTGCCATCAGCAGTAATTTCAAACTCGATTCTTCCGTCAGACATCTTTATCACTTCCCTTTGAAAGCATACCCATCAAACCTGAGAAAATCTTGGCCACATCATCCTGATATCTTCTCTGTTGCTCTTTGTCAGACAGATGGATAGCGTATTCCGCTTTGGCCTTTAACAGCCATTGCCGCTCTTCCGCATTCCATTTTGTCGGAGCGGGAATAGGCCTTGCCCGGATACCAACAACCTCCGCATATCTATTGCCCTCCGGAATTGCATTCAGCAACTCAGTGAAGGCAATCCAATGCAGTTTTTCCGTATATAAATCTATCCCGTAAGCTTGCCGGAACGCCGCACGGATCATCCCGGCATCTTGTACGAAGTCAGTTACTTTCTGAGAATCCTTTTTGGGGGAGTGATCGAATAGCAACGCCTTTACCGCCTCAAGCACCTTGTGCACGTTCCTTGGATGCTTTGTGAGGCATCTGACTGCGTTGTATTCCTGTGCGTCCGGCATCAGATCATCATCATCGAGTATATCGATCATCCGCAGCACATTGCGGAAATCGAAATCTAGTTTATAAAACCTCCCGTCAACGGTTACGCCGTCAGGGAGAGTATCTTGCAATTTCATTTAGTTTTCTGCGCTTTTGTGATGATCTTGCTCAGATCTTCCCGGAAGTAGATACCGCATGCGGTTATTACCGCCAGGGGATCGCCTCCATAAAAATCCATGAGCCTATGTGCCTGTGCATCCCCAAAAATGCATTTACCGAAAGCCAGCGCAATTTCCCTCTGCTCTGCCTCCGGAGTATCATCAGTCACACTCTGTAAACGCTGAGTAACTGCCTTCAGATCCCGGATAAGTCCAGTCGTTTCACGGCGAACAGTGAGTGTGATCTTTTTATCCAAATTCTGAAAGGTTGCCCGATCTGAGATCGGAAACGGATTGATTACATTCTTCCGAAAAAACATTTTTGCCCTCCACTCCAAAAAAGGGGAGGGAATTACCCCTCCCCATATAATCAGGTTGCATCAGTCACAACGGGTTTGCCGTTGAAACGGATTGTGCACCCAAAGGCGTTCACATCAAGCGTATTACCGCCGAAACTGGAAATACCGCCGATGGAGCAATCGCATACAATCTGCTTGCCGCCCGTGATCACTTTCACCTTGGAATTGCGATCCGTGCCAAGCTTAAACTGCATTCCGGCAATATAATCCTGCGCGGCATCTCC